TAATGTTATATAACAAACGTTTAAAGTATTTCCTCCAAATAACTGCGCAAACTTAGCTGCAATACCTTCTTCCTTTAATGAAAAATATGTATTAACCAGGGAGACAGAACAATTTCCTGCCCTGCCTTGTCTTCCCTGATCGATATTCATAAGTTCACCTATTGTATATCTTTTTCCAAAAATATTCTGTAATAAACTATTAGCCATTATTTTATAGAATTTATATCTACTAGTGGTTTCTTATTTCCTGTTTTTGTAATTATAGAGTTCGAAGCTTTGACAAACAGACCTGCAAATACTGGCTCTGAATCTTTTCCATTACCACAATAAACCGGTTCGATTGTTGCCTTTGGAATAAGAACTCCATCTTTAAATAAACGCTCTGTCTTAGGATCAAAAGAGTATTTCTCTCCCTTCTTAGTTACAATATCTATCATCTTTCTGTATATAAACTTGAATCAAATCTACTTATAAACTCAATATAATATCTATCGGAGATTTTAGTAATTCCATATTTGTCACAGAATTTATGAAACTCTTCTAAATTACCTAATTTACCAGCAGTTGGTAAAATATCAGTAATTTGTCTTTTCGCTTCTTCAAATCTAGGATATTTAGCTATATTAAATGTTTCCATTTGTTTCTTAAATAGCTCAATATCATCAACTTCAGAATAATCTCCTGACATTATATGCTTTATTGTCTCAATAGTATCTACTCGCTCTTTTGCAGTTCTTCGCATTCCATTATGACCGTCAAAACCAAGAGAATCTATAAAAGATTTATATTGATATAATGAAATTCCCATATCTTTAATGTCTTGTGGCATTTCACTATACATTTTTTCATATGTTATAAATTCAGGTTCTGATTTTCCAACGGGCATCTTAAACTGTAGCATTTTTGGAGAAGTACAGTAGCTGACATCAGAGTCTTTTGTTATTAATACACTTGGCTTAGATGTCGGGTCTGGATCATATAATATCATAGATGCAAGATACATTAAGTTATCTGCCTCATAACCCGGAACATAAATAGAAGGAACTCCAAACTTACCAAGTTCGTACATAAGTGCAAACTTGGCTTTTTGCTTAGTTTCGTTGTAATAAAGCTTAGATTCTGCCTCTGCCAATATTTCTGGAGTTATCTCAGGATCATTCTTCATTTCCTCAAACTTCTCCTTAGTCATATAAGTGCTGAGAGGATCTGCTTTACCTTTAGCACTATCAATATCTCCTCTGGAATCTTTATATGCACCATTCAGAAGATGAGTAGTGTAATATCCATTCCAAGTAGGATCCCATTTGTCAACAGCAAATACAAATTTATCTGCTGTAATGCCATAATCCCTAGCAAATTTATTTAGCGACCAAATAGTCATTTGGATAATCTCTCCGGCTGTATATTCACCAGGTTTCTTATTCTTACTGACCATCCAGCCGTTTCTATAAAGCAACATTGAAAGGTCGATAATGGCATACTTAAATTTATTATTTGTCATTTATTCTAATTTATTAAATTTGTGCGTACCTCCACATGTACCCACCAGAAGTTTTCCTATTGCCATTGCAACATTCTCTTATTCCGTGCTCTGTTACAAGATTTACACTTCTGGCGGCTGATAATAGAGAAGGGAATTCTTCTAATATCTGTCCAGTTTTAGAATCAATCTGTAATACATGAACGCCTTCTCTAGACTTTTTCTCTAAAGGTTTTATATTATTTTTATCATCCGTCCATCCAAATCCTTTATAGCTCTGAGCCCTGTTATTAATACATCTAGATATACCATAAGGTGGTATATTATTTTTCCTGGCAGCATCGTATATAGAACTATATTTTTCTAACACTGTCCCTGTCTTTAAATTATATTTGAATACTTCTTTAGATAATACTTTTTCTCCTTTTTTGAAAGAATTTTCGTATTTACCAGGATCAGTAAATACCCACTTAAACCCAAATGCACTATCTTGCCTATTATTACAGCATCTAGAAATAGATCTATCATTTCTATCTTTTCCCATGCTTTTATTAGCATCTGCAATAGATTCGAAAATCTCTAAAATTTTGCCAGTTTCTTTATCTACCTTGGCAACTGATCTTTTAGATTCAGTTTTTGTAAACACTGGATATTTAATTCTTTCATCTTCATCATAATATTGCCATTTAAATCCATGAGCAATACCACGAATACCTTTGCAACAGCTACTTATATCACCTCTTGGACTAATATTTAAGGATCTATATGCTTCGTGTATAGACTCAAAATTTTCCAAAACTGCACCAGTCACTGGATCTAGTTTCTGGACAGGTTTAAATTTAGAAATTGATACATTGTCTCCACCCTTTGTTAAATTATATCCTAGAGATCTATCAGTAGAATTAAAAAGAGCTATGTAATATATTTCTCGTTCATTTAATTTATTTCTAAGTTTTTCTGAACTTGTTGCTGTAATAGTTTCCAAAACTTCATAAGCAAAGCTTTTCCAACCGTATTTATTTATTGCTCTGTGAAAATAAAAATCATTTTTACAGAATTTATGCTCTTTTAATCTACGCTTTTCATTGATCGTTTGACCTATATAAACTTTACCATTTATTAAATTGGTAAATTTATAAACTATTCCTTTTCGTGTTTTTGAAGCCATAGTTATTTGATTTTAAGATTAAAAGGTAAGAGGGATCTTTGAAAATCTCTCCTACCCTAACTAATTCATTTCTTTTAGAAAGGCAGATCGTTACTACCACTACCAAATCCACTCGCAAATGCAGGCTGCTGGAATGGAGCACTCTGAGTCTGACCACCAAAACCACTACTGCTTGGAGCTACTGGAGCACCACTAAGCGGATCTATATGCCCGACTGGAGGATTCTGGAAAGGATTAGTATTTTTTGCTGCTACATCCTGACCATTTCCACCTACAAAGTTGTTGTTTCCATATCCACCAGTAGGCTGTGCCTGTGATGCCTGTCTAGCCATATCAGCCAAGATAGGATCATTAGTTGCCTGTCCATGAGTGTCTGTAGGAGCCTGATTAGCAAGTAAAGTCTGATTAGTTGCTGCAATAGCCTCTTCTACACTAGTACCATTTTGCTTAGCCATACGAGCTTTTGCAAGAAGATCGGTCATATATTCAATAGTTTCTGTGATAAGAGCCTTGTTGAACAGACGACGCTGATCTGCTGGTACACTTTCATCTTCTTTATTTGCCTGCCAGCCAAGGAAATTCATAACTGGATTCTGCATTAATTCTGCATCCTCCTCAGGAATTGTTACTCCACTGAGATACTGTTCAGCTCCAAGAGTATGACTAACCGAGATATTGAAGCCCGGAGAATCAGACTTAGAAATATTGAACATAATGAAGCCCTTACGATTTGTCAGGTCACGATTATAAATGTCGTTAACCCAGTTCTCGTTGCCCATACCTGAAGTAATGTTAGTATCAGCAATACTGTTACTTACAATATCCAGGAAACTCTTGCTTGTTACCACAAAAAGTCCAGAGAAATTCTGACGAGCGGGAGTTCTTGTATCTCCATTAGACCACCAGCTAAGTGCACGACCAAAGAATATTGAATAACACTTGCGACGAATGAGTCCACCAATATTAGGATTCATTACATTATTACGAACGTCAAGTTCCTTAAACAACTCCTCCCAAACAGTATATGCCTGATCGAGAAGAGATTCATCAGCTGCAGTAAGAGAACTAACCTCACGACCTGTTGAAGGATCCTTGATAGTATAAGCACTCTTTGGAAGCAGTTTAATCCATGCTGAATAACTCTGCTCAGTACCGTCTGCTAAAACATTGCGACGAGGCATCTTAATCTCACGAGTGTTCTGAAGTACCGTATAAGGTGAACCATTCACAACACTAGGAAGAGGAAGAAGCTGATACTTTCCAAAGTTTGGCTTAGCGTTTGTGTAGATAAGATCGATAGTACGACGCTTTACAAAAGTCTTTTTCTTTTGAGTTGTAGGCGACATTGCCTGAAGTCTTTCCAAAAATGAATCTACTGTACTCATAAAAATTTAATTAAATATAAATTTAAACTGTTTATTATATAATATATATTTTATTATTGGGGAGGGCTTTATCATACATCTTCGATACCCTCCCATAGTCATAAGTAAGAAATTGAGGGGATGAGAAGCGCATTTTACACAAAAAAAAAGAAGAGGCTCCGAGTATTATTACTCTTGCCTCTATTAAGTTTTTATTCTCTATGAAATCTTACAGTAATATTGGATATATCTTTAGTCATATTACAACCCTCTTCCCTAATAAATCTATCAATTGGATCTGTAATCATCATCTTCTGGTCTTCTATCCATTTTCTGGCTTTATCACATTGTACCTTAATAGATCTACAACTCATTATTTTATCGTAAATCTTTAATATACTATATGCATCTCCAGAAAACTCAATGGTATCTTCGTCTATCTGCTTCATTTCTTTTGCAGTTTCATAAGAATATCCAGCAAGCATATAATTATTTTCTTTTATGAAAATTTAGACTGTATTATTTCACTTACTACAGTCGTTGAAACTTTTCTAAGTCTGCTGATTAAGTTTATTTTCTTCCAGCAATTAAAAGTTTTTTCTAAGTTTTACACTTAGCCTCCTATTGAAGGTCAAACAAAAGGAAGATTCCAGGTCCTATAGTAGAACAATATTTTGTATAATATTCATCATAAAATGATCTCATGTCAAATATTCTTTCTACTGGTACGTAGTTCGTATTCATTTTAATTTTGATCTATTTAATCAATTTAAGACTATATCTTCTTATTAAATACATAGTCGTTGAAACCTATAATAAGGTCTGCTAGTTTGTATTAAAACTTTCTAGCAATTCTTTTAATTTAAACACTCCAATACTTTAGAGTCATGAACTACAATGATAGGTTGAAGTGGCTGTTTCCAATTCTCTTTGAGAGACTCTCTAATATTATTCATAAAACCGCACGCCATAATGGAAGAAGTACCACCTTGGATAGGGAGGTTCACGCCAAGACGCTTGATACGTGCGATTAGATTTTGCTGTTCTCTCTGAGTTTTTGCCTTTGGAAGATAATCATAAAATTCTCTTATCCTAAGTTTATCTCCTAACATAGTATTTATATATCCATCATGGTCTAATGGATATTCTCCTTGACTATCCACATAAACACGGAGTTGTGGGAAAGATTTATATAGTGATTGGATAATGTGGTCTGCTTCTTCAAGACTTGCATCTAACCTTTCGGCCAAACTGTTCTTTCCGAGGCCATAAAGAACGCCCAAGAATACCGTTTTGAAACGTTTTCTCCACATTTTCTTTTGTTTCTTGCTAAGTTTATCCCATCCATCCTTACCTAAGTATAGCTGCGCAGAATATATATAAATATCTTCTCCCGCATTAAACTTAGCAATTAGGTCTGGGTCACCCGATGCATATCCAGCAGCTTTGCTTATAT